CGCGCCCTCGTCCTGGGCCCCGGCTCCGTGGCGCGGGTGCATAGCTCAGTTGGTAGAGCAGCTGACTCTTAATCAGCGGGTCGTAGGTTCGAATCCTACTGCACCCACCAAACTTTCGCCGGTTCGCATGCGAAAGTTCCAGTCCCAGAAATGGTCGCGACATTTCCGACCCTTGGCTCCCGCTTGGTCAGGATCAGAGGGAATTGCGCCGTCTCCGACCCGCATTGTCCCCGCCAAATTGGGGCCTGTCTCTGGGCCACTTTCAAAAGTTTCATTTTCACGCATCAACCTCATGAGCTCCGCACGCCCCGATCGTGAGTCTTCGTGAACCCGACGTCGTAAGACGGAGATCTGGGCCGACGGATGGCCGCGAAAACAGGCTTTGGGACCCGCTACCAGATCTTCAAAAACAGGGATATTTTGAGTTACAGACCGGACTCAGGGGCGGAACATCCGGAAACCACGGATAGGTATGCGCTTTCTGGCGTGGCCGGCGTCAAATTTCAGGCATCAAAACAGGCCCATAACAGGTCAATATCAGGCGCGGATCAGGGGGTTTTAGGGTCCCAAAACAGGGCATTTCTCAGGCCGCCGCGAGGGTCCGAAACAGGCGTCGCTGCAGATCCCACTGAAGAGGGATGGCTCCATTCGTGAGCATCGCGAGCGTGAGCGCGCGCGGTTGCCGACCGTGAAGAATGTCGTCCACCAGATCTGGGGCCAGGTAAGCCAGAGGCAGCAATTGCGCGGTGTAGTGCTCACAAAGACCATTGCTGCTAGCGAGCGTCTTCACCGACGGGACCTCCCCCGTCTCGAGCTGCTGCGCCCATCGCTTGGCGAGCACCACGCCACGGACTAACGCGCGATCGATCTTCCCGGCGGGCTTGGGCAGCGCGCCCGCCGCTTCGATCAAGGTAGCGCCCTGGCGACTGCGGAGCATTACCGGCACGGAGAGCTGGATCACGCCATCCTCGCCAGCGACGTAATGCGCCTCGGGCCGGAGCGCGGCCGCATCCAGGCGCAGGATGACCTGATCAGATCCGGCTACGACCCGATCTATCGCGGCGCCGACACGCGCACTGGGACGTTGATGGGCCATCCATCCTGGCGACAGCGCTGCCATCACGGCGTCCGTCACGAACTCCTCGATCATGCTGGCGGAGATGCGTGGAAGACTACCGACCGGGGCTCCGTCGCCGACGACCTTAGGGCGTGATGCATAATAGATGTAGCGCTGGGCGCCCTTGCAGGTGTGGACAGGGATCATGGCATTGCCTCGGTCATCGAAGAGGCGGCCGCGCAGCAACCTTGCCTCGCCGACTTTTAGCGCTTCAGGCTTTGAGCTGTTGGTATCCGCGAGCTTGGCCTGGACCGCGTCCCAAAGCGTCTCATCGATGATCTCTGGATGGCTGCCCGGGTAGAGCTTCTCCTTGTGCTGGTTGATGCCCCGATAGACCACGTTAGAGAGCAGGTAGTAGAGCCCGCTGCGGCTGAATTCCTCGCCGCCGGTGGGCGCGCCATTGCGCTTCACCCAGGATTTTGATCGGACGCCTTCGGCCCTCAGTACGGCGAGCAAGGCATTGACTGACCCCACGACCAAATAGCGCTCGAAGATCTGTCGCACGACATGCGCTTCTGGCGGATTGACGATCAGGCGCAACTCCTTGACGTCATAGCCCAGCGGCGGCCGACCACCCATGCGCAGCCCCTTGGCCTTGGAGGCGGCAATCTTGTCGCGGATGCGCTCGCCGGTGACCTCGCGCTCAAATTGGGCAAAGGACAGCAGCACGTTGAGGGTCAGCCGGCCCATGCTGCTCGTGGTGTTGAACGCCTGGGTGACCGAGACGAACGACACCCCTCTGGCGTCAAATTGCTCCACGATCTTGGCGAAGTCGGCGAGTGAGCGGGTCAGACGGTCGACCTTGTAGACCACCACAACGTCGATCTTGCCGGCGCCAATATCGACCATCAGCTGTTTCAGCGCGGGCCGATCCATCGATCCACCTGAGTAGCCGCCATCATCATAGAGCGTGCGGATGGCCGACCATCCCTCCCCGGCCTGGGACAGGACATAAGCTTCGCAGGCCTCACGCTGCGCGTGCAGACTGTTGAAGTTCTGATCCAACCCCTCCTCGGAGGATTTGCGGGTATAGATGGCGCAGCGCAGTCGCGTATTCATGAGCGGGTTCTCGGCGCCGGCGTCCGCGGCTTCAGGCCGAAGAAGACCAGACCATTCCATTTGACGCCGGTGATGCGCTGGGCGGCCTGGGAGAGCGAGGTCAGCACCTCGCCCCGGTAGCTGAAGCCGTGATCCAACGCCCGCACCTCGTGGCGGGCGCCGCCCCATTCACGCACCAGCACCGATCCGGGTTTCAGATCAGGCCCCGGCGTTGGCGTGAAGCTGCGGTCCTCGGCGAACCGACGCGCCAACTCGGCGATCCGGCGCCGCGTCGGCAGTGTCAGATCGCCGTGTTGGCCGGCCTGCAGGCGGTAGGTAAAGGCGCGCGCGAGCAGATCTCGGGACCGGAACCTCGGCGTCGCGGAGCCAAACCGCTGGATCCAGGCGGCGCGCAGCTCGTCGATGGTCAGGCTGGCGATGCCAGAGAGATCGTCTTCCAGCGCGGCTTCCATCTGCCCGCGGCTCATTTGGCGGGCTCGATATGATAGATGCGGCCGCCTTCGGTGATCTGCGAGATCACCTTGAGCCCGAGCTTCTTCTTGATAACGCCGGCCAGGGCTCCGCGAACCGAATGCACCTGCCATCCGGTGGCGATGCTGAGCTGATTGATCGTAGCGCCCCCTGGAGCACTTAAAAGCGCGACCAGCATGGCAGTTTTGGTTTGTGGGAGATTGGGCGGCTCCGGCGCCTTGGTGGCGGGAGCCTTTCGTTGCCGGACAGGGCCGGCCTTGGGTTTGGTGGTCATTGTGTCCTCTCAGGTCAGAGGGGCTAACACCCCCACTGACCTGAGCCCGGACTGACGGGCGATATCGAAGTAACGCTCTACTCCGCCCAAACGTCGACAACTATTTGATAAACTAGCGCCAGTATCCCATTCGAATGATGGTCTCTTCGTCGGCCAACCACGCCCATTGCACATCGCGAATCAAATCATAGCCGCGTTCCAAGAAGTGCTTCAGATCGCTGGCTGGGATGTAGAAATACCCATCGTCTTGCCGCACGTAGGATCGGCCGCTGGGACCGCCCGCAACATTGACGGAACCCGGGCGACCACCGATGACAGCTTGGTACTGACCTAACCCCAAAGCTTTGGCCGATTCTCGATCCATCCACAGAACAGCTGGATCGACATCCCGTCGTGCCGAGCACCACTCCAGAGCCTGGGACGTAGAATCGACCTGGTCAGCATGCTGGCTGCTGGGGAACCGCATCAGCTCGTTCAGGTAGGCGTCCAACCAGGAGCTCTCGGCGGGGATATAGACATGGCCAGCCTCGATGGTCGGGGTTTGGGCGTTCATCCTGTCGATCTTGTGGATCTTGGGTATCACGCCCTGCAGTCCACGCAGTCGCTCCCGGCGCAGTTCCTGGAGGAGCTGCACGCCCGAGCCCTTCTCCTCGATCAAGATCACTGAAGCCCTGTGCTCTTTGGCCAGCCGGCGAACCGCGGTCTTGAGCTCTGGGAATTCCACCTTTTCCCGGTAGACGTGGAGCAGATAGATGTCCTCTCCGCGGATGCCCCATGTGCTGCAGACGGAAAAATCCGACCAGGTCGACTTGGTGTTGGCCGTGTCCCAGCTCTGAATGATGACATCGAATAGGGTCGGCAGATCCTCGGGCCCATAGCGCGGGAACCAGCGTTCTTTCACCAAGCCACCGCCCGCCGGCGCTGGATTTTGCTGGTATTGGGCCGCGAAATTGTAGGCAGACAGCTCTTTGCGCAGTCGCTCCAGCGCCGCCAGCGGCTCCCGCTCGGGGTGGAGGGCCTCGCCGATCTCACGGATCACCGTCTGCCTGCCACCAAACGGCATTTCGATGACGTGCTCTTCGCGCTGTTCTGCGATGGCTGGGTAGGACAAGACGTTCCATGGGCTGAGGCTCAGCACGTGGCCGACCAGATCATACTCATGCACGCGCTGCATGCAGATGATCATCCGGCCATCCACCTTGTTGTTCAGACGGCTGACCAGGGTATTCTGATACCAGTCGTTGGTGTTGGCGCGCAAAGCATCAGAGTTGGCTTCGTCTGGCTTTTGCGGGTCATCCATGATGATGAGGTCGCCGCCGAAGCCGGTGATAGTGCCCCCCACGGACGTCGCCTTGCGGCTACCCCCTTTTGTGGTTTCGAATTCCGCCACGCTCTGACGGTTCGGCGATAGCCGCGTTTTGGGGAACAGCCGCTGATACCAGCTCGAGCGCATGATCTTGAGCGTGTCGCGGGAGAGCTTCTCCGCCAAATCTTGGCCATAGCTGACGCAGATGATGTCCGTGCTGGGCTCGTGGCCCAGCACCCACGCCGAATAGGCCACCGACACCATGATCGATTTGAGCGACCTTGGTGGCATATTGACGATCAGCCGCTTGAGCTCGCCCCGGCGTAGGGCTTCCATCCGCGCAGCCATCTCATCGATGTGCCAGTTGTGCTTGTAGTCCTCCAGCCCACGCAGCTCGTGGAAGCAGCGCTGCACGAAGGCTGAGAAGTCACGCCGCATAACGGCGTCAAACTCGTCGCGGCTAATCTGCATTGGACTCGTCCTTGATGGCGTTGCGGATACGCTGGACGAGGGTCTTGAAGACGCGCTCTTCCGCCGGGTCGAGGACCGCTTCCACCGGCGCCGGCGCGGCCTTGCGTTCCTTCTCCGAGATGTCGAAAGCTAGCCGGGTTGCACGAATGTCGCCGCCGGCTCCGAGATTGGCCATGCGGATCGCCAAGACATCGGCCTTGGTGATCGTCCTTTTGCGACCGTTGTCGGTGACGCTCACTTTGGCCGATAGAGCGTCGCTCATCGGCGCCGGCGGCAGGGTGGGCTTTTTCGGCCGCCCCTTGGGGTTGCCGGATTTGCCTTTCTCGAAGCGGCCGGGGTTTGCGGGCGACTGCCCGTCGCCGCCTTTTTTCTTGCTGGCCACTACGCGCTCTCCCCTTGCCTGATGAGGGTGAGGAAGCAGGTGTTTTGTGGGTGATTCATTTCGGGAGCCTCCGAATCAAATTGCGGGGAGGCTTCCTATTGGAGGCACGGCCTAAGAGCCGACTAGGTTCATTTTTCTAGGACGGGCTCTTTTTCCCACCGGACGCGGACCAGGAGTTCGCTCTCGATGCCAAAGCGGGGATCCAGGTCCACCGCTGCCTCGTAGCCTTCGGCCAGTCTGACGAGTGCAATGTGGCAACCGAGAGCGTCGATCGGATAGCCGATATCTAAATTGGGGTTGCCGGCGGCGATACCGATCCATTGACAGACTATTTGCATTCCCGCGGCGAGATGAATGACCGGGAGATTCTCCCGCCACACCCGCTGCTCAATATTATGTGTGTCGGTCTGACCAATGCTGGGCTGGATCAGGATCGCCAGCTCATTGAGAGATAGATGTGGCATCGTCGGAGGTAGCGGGGCGGGCAGGCCCGTCTTGGCCTCCCCAAAGAAGTCTCGGGCCATTCTGGCCGCGTGACTGAGGTGGCGCATACGAGTCTCGAGGGTCTTTTTCCCCCGGTGGATCGTCGCTTTGTCGAGCGCGACATA